GGCCATCAAAGCCGGAAAGATCCGCGATCCAGCCAACGGCGGTTATCGCCCCGGAGAACTCGAACAGGCCGGGTTGGCCTTCGTCGAAGTCCGCGAAAACTACCTCCGAGCCATCGGAGCACCACGCGGCTTCATCAGCCGAAACGGCAAAGGTTCGGACTTGCCGCCAAGCTTGCGAAGGAAATGGCTGCGGCAGTGGGACGAGGTGTGCGGTTGTCTCGGCAACGGGTTATTGCTGGCCATTCTAAGGGCCGTGGAGAGCCATCCGGAGGTCGAGGAGCGGGAATGGCCCACGGAATTCACAAACGCCGTCAGCGACGCTCTTAGGGCACTTTGCGGGCATTTCAGGATTTAGGAGGACAACGTGAAGTTCTCGGGCCCAGTGTGGAGCACGTTATATAGGCACTTCTTTCCCGAGCCCGATTGGTCGGTGTGCAGCGTTTTGGAGGCTTGGGAAAAAACCCGCAGCCAACGCAAACGAAACGGTTGGCTCCCAAACCCAGCCAGACTCGCCAAACTGGAATCACGCGATTTGCCAGGGTTAGGTAAAAAAGGAGAAAAGGAAATCAGGATCTATTTGGAACAACACGGACTAACCTTCCGAGAAGACCTCGACGCCCTCTCAAGAAAAGAGCAACACCTTATCAAGCTGATCGAAAACTGCAAAAAAGCTTTGGAGGAAACTCAGCAGCGAATCAGAAACTGCAAAGGAAATGACGGTGCATAACGAACAAAAATTTTAACTCAGGACTTGATTTTGAAACTCTCTTGCGCGAGTTGTCAGAACGGCAGTCTCGGAAAGTGGGTCAATGGCCGCGAGCAAGCCATTTCAAAAACTCGCCTTTCGCGAACGATCCCCTGATGAAAAACCCCTCGAAGGACGAAATCCGCGCAACGGCCGATTCTTATCGGGAAATAACGGAGGGCCTGGTCGAAAAGCGGGAACCCGACGCGATTTGGAGTTCGCGCTCGTCGACGCAGTCGTGCGCGACTTCGAAAAACATGGCGTGGCCGCGATCGAGCGCGTTCGTGAAGACGATCCTTCGACGTATCTGCGCATAGCCGCCGGTCTTCTGCCGAAGGAGCTACACGTTAACGTTGCGCATGACCTGTCTATCGAGAGCTTTGCCGAGCGGTTCAAGGATCTGATTGCCCGCGCGACTGGCAAGCCGCTGCCCTTGCTCGAGGCTGCACAAAGCCCAACGAACGATGGGGGTTGTGAGACGCTGGACTTGAAGCCTAATCCGGTTGAGGAGGACGACGAGCCAGCGCTATGATCGGGCCATGACGAAGCGCTGGACGCCGACGTGTGAATTGCGGGAGGTGCTCTGGCCAGCCTCGGCGGTTGAGGGCCGGCGGTGGGATGACCGGAAGAATGCGTGGGTCTCTGACACGGTTTACATCGAGAACCATGTGATCCAGCAGAAGTGGGTTCGGGGCAGCGAGGAGCAGTGGAGATCGCTGCCATCGGTGGGGGGTCTGGAGATGGAGCGCCAGGCGAAGGATAACTCCGAAATTGAACCGCTGGCTACTTATAGGCTACCTAGCTCCGCTAAGCCTTGAGCAAAAGGCTTATGCGAGAAGGGTTTGAGGGCATCAGACCCACTGACTGCCAAACAGGTGCACGCTACCTGAGACGCACACACACCTCCCACCCCTTGCCTCGATCGAAGACCCCCCCCCGGGTATGTCCCGCTGTGTACAGGAAAGGCGAAAGCCCTGGGTCCCATCCTCCACCCCTCGCGCATTTTCCCTGAAAAAATTTCAATTTTTGGTTTGGCATGTCGCAATCGCTGACGGATTTGATTCGGTTAGCATCGTCGGCTGGTCCTGAGACGTGGCGTCCTGAGCATCAGGCTGAGCTAAGAACCTTACTTCCTGATCTGCGTCGTCTTCTTGTCAGGGACAGTCTGACGGAGTGGGCGCTTTTGTGCGGGTTTAGTCCTGCGGCGCATCACAAGGTGATCATAGCGGCGCTTGAGGCGATTAGCGCGGGCAAGAACGACCGTCTGATTCTGACGCTACCTCCCGGCTCTGCGAAATCGACCTACGCGAGTGTTCTTTTCCCTGCGTGGTATCTGGCGAACCACCCCAAGAATCTGATCATAGCGGCGTCTCACACGGTTGAGTTGGCGGAGCGGTGGGGACGAAGGGTTCGGAACCTTGTTGAAGAGCATTCTGAGACGCTAGACTTTGGGATACGCACTGACAATGCTGCGGCGGGTCGTTGGGAGACGACGCAAGGGGGCGAATACTTTGCTGCGGGTGTCGGGGGGGCGCTTTCTGGTCGGCGCGCCGACGTTTTACTTTGCGACGATCCGATTCGTTCGGCTGAGGATGCGGACTCGAAGCTGATTCGGGACAAGCAGTGGGACTGGTGGAACTCGGATGTGATGCCTCGTCTGAAGCCGCATGCGGCGTGTGTCATTATCACGACGCGCTGGCATGAGGACGACCTTGTCGGGCGTCTGCTCGAGGAGGAGCCGGGTCGGTGGAAGGTGCTCAACATCCCCATGGAATCGGAGTCGCTCGACGATCCGCTCGGCCGCCCGCTCGGCGCGAGGCTGTGGCCGGAATGGTTCACGCAAGACATGGTCGAGGTAGCGAAGCGCAATGCGCGGATTTGGAGTGCGCTGTATCAGGGCCGTCCGGCGCCCGATGAGGGCTCTTATTTCAAGCGGGAGTGGCTGATTGATACGGACAGCCTTCCGGACCGGAGCACTCTTCGGGTTTATGGCGGCTCTGACTATGCGGTGACCTCTGACGGCGGGGACTTTACGGTTCACTGCGTGATCGGGGTTGACGAGAACCACGACCTTTATCTTCTGGACCTTTGGCGCAAGCAGGCCTCCTCAGACGAGTGGGTTGAGGCGTACTGCGACCTGGTTCGCAAATGGAAGCCGATGGGTTGGGCCGAGGAGAGTGGGCAGATCAAGTCAGGCGTAGGCCCATTTCTTCTCAAGCGCGCGCGGGAGCGGCAAGCGTACACGGTACGGGAGCAATTTCCGACGCGGCATGACAAGGCGGTGCGGGCTCAGAGCATCCGGGGCCGGATGGCGATGCAGGGGTTACGGATCCTGCGGCAAGCCTCCTACCGGAATGATCTGATTGACGAGCTCTTGAGGTTTCCGGTCGGCAGCCATGATGACGTCGTCGACAGCCTTGGGTTGTGCGGACAATTATTAGACAAGATGCTAGCTCCGGCCAAGGACAACGTGGTTCCGTTCCGCAAGCGTGATGCGTGGGACGACGATGGTCCGTCTGCGGTGAGTTGGAAGACGGTTTAGATGAGGACGTCTGGTCCGTACTTCATCATGTCATCGAATTCCCGGTCGGTTGGTTGGTTGTTGAAGACGAGTTCGACCCTGGCGCCGGCTAAGCTGACTTGGCGGTCGTGCTCTGCCTCGCTGGCGCGGCGATACTCTTCCTGGGCCATGCGCCTGGCCTCGAACTGTTGCAGGGTTCGGGGGCCGTATTTGCCGCTGTTCCAATAGCGGCGGAGGTCCTGGGCCTTGAACGCGACGGGATCGCCGCGCCATCTGGCGAGGTCCTGGACCACGAAGACGACGATCTGTCTGACCCGCGATTCTGAGAGATTGTACGCCTTGGCGATGTCCACATAGCGCATTCCGCCTGCGAAGGCGTGGGTCATTGCCACATCGCGATGATGATTCGGATCGTTGAAGCGGTCTCGCCAAGCTCTGACACCTTGCGGTGTGTTCAGACCCGCCTTTGGGCTCGGTTTGTTCATAGGCCGGCCTCCATAGAGTGAGAAACATGCCTTTATCGCTTGTCGTCGACAAGTCGCGCGAGAATTCTATTCGTGACGACGAGGACGATCCCTTCGGGCTGACCAGTCTTGTGCGCCGGTTCGAGGAGAGCGAGGAGGCGAGCTACGAGGCGCGGGAGCTTGCGGAGCGCGATCGCCGCTACGTTGATTCAGACCAGCTTGACGAGAAGGAAGTGAAGGAGCTTGAGAAGCGCGGCCAGCCGGCGGTGATCATCAACCGGATCAAGCGGAAGATTGACTTTCTGGTCGGGCTCGAGAAGCAGCAGCGGACCCGTCCGCGGGCCTTACCCCGCACGCCGGCGCATGAGCAGGACGCGGAGGCGTGCACGGATGCGCTGACTTATGT